GGTCGCGGTTCAGGGTCTCGGAGATCTGGGCAGCGTCGTCATCACGAATATCGGAGCGCACTTCAGATTGCGCCTCGTCGCCGCCGAGCTTGCCGGGTGTCCCCTGGGTGGTGGCTGACTGCCCAAGAATGCCCCGGCTGACCTGGACATCGAGCCAGTCGGCCAGCCGCATGAAGAGGGTATCGCCACCGGTGGATTTGCCGCCCTCGATAAATTCGATTCTCATCGACTCGGGGATCACCGCCGCCGCATCGCTGCCCAGGTTGGCCACTGCCATCTTGAGGATCTGGATATCCTCTTTCAAGGCGCCGCTCTGGTATCTGCCGAGACGCAGTGGCATGCCAAAAACCTCGGCGAAGGCCAGCCAGTCTTTCAGCGTATAGTTCTTGCAGAGGTAAGACCAGGCCGCCACCCTGGCTATCCCGCCACGGATCGGCAGGCCGGTCTTCAGATGCGGCAGGTGGACCAGAAATTTGTATGGAGCCAGCTCTACTCCCTCAGCCAGATTGGCTGTATCGAGCAGGCGTATCTTGCGCCGGGACTCCCGATCAAAGATAAAGAAGCGGGGATCTCGCCATTCATAGGAGTCAGGAATCCATTTCGATCCGCGCTGCCACATGATTTCCGACACCGAGTATCCCTTGCCAAGGGCGTCAAGCAGATCCTTCAACAGGCCGCGGAACCCGGCTTTTTTGACTAACGCCCGGACCTCATCGGCAAGCATGACGTCTTTGGTCTCATCACTTGCCGACTCGACCACCACCGGCAGCGACGTTACCGCCAGTCGCCTTTTGCCGATCTCACAGCGGTAGTGGAGATCGCGTTCTTCCATCTCTTCAGCAAGCGTCAGGTAATCGTTCGCATCGCCGGCAGCCGCGCCCTGGAGAAGGGCAGCCAGACGGTACGGGGTCAACCCGCCGGTCACCGCATTGTCCCAAACGGTGCGCACGCCAGACAAGGTCGGTGCCGCAAGCTCCTCCTTGAGCAGCTGGCTTTTGACCGGATTGCCGCGATGATCGTAGAGTATCGCCATTACCATGCCCCGCTAATAGCGCCGAATCCGGCGGTTGTTTTGATGACGCGGAAGAAATCATGATCGTCCCCACCTTTTATCTCGCGCCGGGTGACACTCTGATAGTCATATTCCATCTCGCCTTCCTGCCAGGTGGCAAACCAGCAGAGAGCACCGGCAATACCCGAATCGCCATGCCGTTTCTTCTTGTCCTGCCCGGTGTTCTTGGTCTCCGGCAGCCGGGCTACACCTTTAAGGATCTTGAATGCCCGGTGATCCTCGATAACATCGGCGATTCTCGGCAGCAGCCAGTTCCTGTCCTCAAATGCGGCCTTGTACTTCGGCATGTTCTCCCGGTACCAGGTCTCTGACAGCATCACCTGGCTGACCCTGGTGGCTCCGTACTTCTGCATCGCCACCTCGGCCAGATACTGACCGTTGCCCCGGGCGTCGAAGGCCCCGTGCCTGAATCTTGGCAGGTGGTCGATGATAAAAAAAAGGATCTGCTCCTGTTGCCGAAAGGGCATATTGCGCAGTTCAAGAGAGAAGATCGTCCGCCAGGTGGCCGCCTGGGTTTCCTGGGCTGGCATCATGATAGTGAGATCGCCAGACCTGGCGAAGTCCTCGCCGAGAACCGTCTGCCGATTTGGATCAAGCCCGGTCAGCAGCGGAAGCAAAGTTTCTTCGCACCAAGCCTGCACCACCGACTGACGCCAGACGTCAGCCCGTTCGTTGAATTCATCCGTCTGTTCATAGCGGACGACCGGGATATCAGCTGACATGCAGCCCTCGATCAGCGCCCGGGTAAGATATGTGCCGGCGCCCTGTGAGGGAATGCAAAACAGCTCTTCCTGCCCGGCATCGCCGTAGAAGTCGATCAGGTCCTGCCGCCACTTCGCTTCTGCCTCAGGTGACCATCCCCGGCCCAGGGTGAGGCAGATCCGTTGATACAGGCCGTCTTCTAGAGCATCGTCCAGGGTCACCCGGTGCAGGGAGTAGGGTGTTCTGCCTGCTCGTATATCATTGATCAGCTCATTGAACGGGTTGGCGTCACCGTTATGCGTGGAGATAATCCGCACCTGGCCGCCCCACATCAGAAGGGCCATGGCCGCTTTTATCAGCTCTTTTAAATCGTCATGAAAGGCAGCTTCATCAATCACTACCCGCCCGGCTTTACCGCGCAGGTTGGATGGCCTCGAAGAGAGCGCCACGATCTTATGGCCGCTGGCGAATTTTATCCGGAAGGTAAGGATGTCCTTGTCCTCGTCGGCCAGGATCTCTTCCTCCACCGCCCCGGCCGCCAGCTGATATTTCTTTACCCAGTCGGCGCAGTCGCCGATGAACTCCTCCGCCATCTCCTTGTTGTAGCCGATGTACCAAACGTCATCGCCGCCGGTCTCGGCGGCGAACAGCGAGTCATCGGCAGCCTCCGACCAGGACAGACCGATCCGCCGCGACTTTTCCATCACCTTGACCGGTGAAGTGTCGGCGGCCCAGCGTTGCTGGTACGGCAAAAAGGCGTATGGCGTAGAGGCTGTCATGCGTTAATCCCCAGGATCTGCCGCCTGATTTCATTGGCGGTCTCGGGAGTGAGACCCGCCTTCGTCACTTCCTTCACTACATCCTCGGCTACCCGCTGCGTCTTTTCGAACTTGTCCCAGCGCTCCAGGAGTGCACCCAGCTTGGCCAGGGCGTCCATCTTCGGGGCTGTCCGTTCTTCGGCTGGGCAATTCTCGATATGCACCAGCTGATCCTCCCAGAGATCCCGCAGCCGCTGGATGTTGCCGCGCTTCTGCGATCGTGCCCGGTCCCACTCATCTACGGTCTGACCAGGGGCAATTGTCTCAGCCTTCCACCTGGCCAACGAGGTGATGCTCACATCCAGCTGGGCGGAGATCGCCGACAGGGTATGTCCGTCGGCATAGAGCCGCTGCGCCTGGGGGGCAAGAGATGCCTTGTCGCCTTTAGTTGCCAAGAGCTTCCTCCAGGTCGGCGATCTGGTTGGCAATCGCCAGCAGTTCTGCCTGGGTCATCACCAGTTCGTCCATAGAGTTAGCGGCTTCGGCGATCTGCATCCGCTCGATCTCCATCAGTGCCGGGTTGATTTGATAAGGAATGGTCCGGCAGAGTGTCTTTGCCTTCATCCGCAGGCTGGTCTGCCGCTCAACCAGTTCCATCCGCCTGACCTTCATCATCGCCAGATTTTGATTCATTATGCTTGTCCTTTGCCCTTGACAGAGGCTTGGATCTGACTGAAGTCGATCCGGTCAACCAGCCTGGTGATGGCCTGGGTGTTGAGGTGGATGATAGTGGACAGATCACCGGCCAGCTTTTCGTAGTTCTGCACCAGGATGATGTTGTTGTCGTACTTTCGTTCAAAGGCCAGATAGTGTTTTTCACTGGCGGTTTGCTGCTCCTGCAGCTCTTCCTGTAAAGCAACCAGTGTTTTGGAAAGGGCCGATACCGCGGCGGCGATTTTAATGAACGCCCAGAGAGCGAACAGCGGCGGGATGACCAAAAAGATCGCGAAGATCGTTATCGCCTGAAATCCATCAATCGCTGTAAATAGTGCCGTGAGAGCACTGATCACCGATGCATCCACCTATCTCCTCCTTTGAGGTCCGAACTTTTCGCCGCATGTCACGCAATACTCGCAACCCATTGCCGCCTGACGCCTCGCCTCAGGAATTTTTTCTTTGCAATTCAAACAATGGGTTCTCGATTCTCCCTGCGGTTTGTTGCGCTGCTGCTCCTCCAGGGCCTGTGCCAAATACCGGCGGTCCAGATCCTGGGCCTGTTCAAATATTTCCATACATCCGCTCGATCCGTCTGACGTAATTGAACGTCTCCTCAGCATGCCTGCCGGTGATCTTCGGCAGCTGAGTCGAGACGCTTATCCATTTGGTCTTGAAGGTGGCGAGACGCTGGGCCTTGATAATGTTGCCGGCCCCGGCGTTATAGCTGGCGAACATGAAGCGCAGTCGCTCGAGATCCTCTTCCTTCTTCCAGATGTCATAGCAGCGCCGGTCATAGCAGATGCCGGCACGAATGCTGAACTCTGGATTGAATGGGTCATCGGGGATATTGAGCTTAGCTGCCATCTCGGCGGAGGTGGCGGGCATCAGCTGCATGATACCGATCGCGCCTGCAGGCGAAACCGCTTCCGGATTCAGCGTGCTCTCGGCGATCGCCTGACACTTGAACCAATTCCAGTCGAAGTCAGGCCAGAAGAATTCACAGGTGAACCGCTGGAAAAGTTCGTTGAATTGGTTGGTGATCCGGTATGCCATTTATCCCTCGTGGTTTTGCAATGTGCTCAACCTCTACAAACCGGAAACAGGGGATCAACCCTGTCCCCGGCTCATGGAGAAGATGAGGTATTACTGTACGAAGGAAGGTATACGAGATTGAAGGTGAGAGTGTTATAGGAACTACTTCAGTAGCTTATTGCTGCAGGATTCCCCCGTAACCACCACGTCGAACATGGTGGTTACGGAGTGTCTTTTGAGGGAAGGGGAAGGTTGGCGCTCGCAAGGTTCTAATTTCGGATTACTCTGCGGGATTATCTTTGGCGGCTTGACGATAAAATTCCATCTGCTCGATAATCTCAGGAGGCAGTTCAGCGGGAGGGCGGGAGAAATACGAGCACCCGGCTGCGATGAGGATTGCCAGGCAGGCCGCTATAATTAATTTTCGTTTCATCTCTCCTCCATTTTGCCATGTAGTAATTTCTTATCAATCACGCATCCGGCCGTTGCCTGTCCTGGGGGCGAGGTTGCCTGATGTGCGGAGTATGCCTTGTTTATAGCCAAACTCTACGTTTCTGTATCTATCCCACATATCGCCAATAAACCCCCACGACCCAAAAATAACATCCTCGCGCTGAACCTCCCAACCATCGTCCAACCCATCGGCGATTGCTTCTACGCGGTCGGTATAATCAAAAAAGACATCATGATTCCATAGTGTCTTTAAATTCATCATATATGCAATTAGCGCTGATCCTGCAAAATACACACCCCCCGAACCAGACGAACGGTATTCAGCATTCCACGCGCTGTCCCCTTTTTGCGGTGCTATAACGGCATACTGAAACCACTCAGGCATCCCAATCATATCAGAAGTATATGGATAGGCTGTGTTGTAGCTTTGGTCTGGGTTCCACGTACAAGTTACTCCCTGAGTGCAATCAACCCACTCCTGAGTTATGTAGGCGGTCATTTTATCCTCCCCGAACTGGATGTAATCTGCCGGAACTGGTCCGTACCCATCTGCGTAATCCCCAGATTTTTGACCAATACTCAGCATATCCGTATCATTAAAAAGTCTGCCAGCAAACAATATTGGCATCTTTTTCCCATACCCGAACCCGGCTTGTGAGTTCCACCCAGGCTGGCCTGACGCAACGACCCCATACACGTCAATGCAAAACTGCAAATAGTTGATTAGCAGTGGCATTTTAGCCTCTAGGCTGGTGTTGGTATGTAGAGTTAAGGCCGCTTCGATGACTTTTTGTGGAAAATAGTAATTATCTGGCACATTATCATTAGGCAAAATATATCGACTGGCAAGATCACCCGCTATGTGCATAAGCCACGGACGTGAGAAATATCCAGCCTGAGTTGTGATGTTTGGGATAGTTGTTGCTGAAAGTGATCGCAGAAGATTTGTTTGTATCTGTGACACGTTGAATAGTTTTTTGTCTGGATCACTATACCCTGGTCTAAAGGTTCCTGCCGGTGGTGCGGAAGCAAGACACGTTAAAACTGCCGCAGTTTTTAGGTACCCGGTATAGACATTTGGCACAAATGGAGTGGCGTTACTGATAGCAGAGACAAGCGACTCTCCAGCATTTAATGTCAATGGTGTCTCTGTGGAGATACCGATCCCTACATTTGTCCCAGCCGTATAATTGCCTGTTCCGTCATAGCTTTGGGAGTCTACTGGATTTATCATGCTGCCATTCATCGGCCTTGGGTCTGCCGTGGACCCTGGCGTAATGTTTATAATGTCAACCCCACTTCCAGAGTCTACAACCCAGTAATCACCATTCACAAATTGGCCGTATTCCACTTGCCCAGAAAAAGTCCAGGCAACGCCGAACTGTGTGATGGTGTCAGTTGTTGCAGACAAACTAGGTAATACATACAGCACTATTGCAAGTAGATTAATTACCCCAATTCGTATCACTTCTGGCCTCCAGGGTATCCCATATAACGTCTACTCCGCGCCGAAATAAATACAATCCAATTTCAGCCGGTTGGTCTGTTTGAGTAATAGCCATACTGGTTGACCACCCGCTCACTGCGGCAAAATTACTATCCATTATTGACAATGTGATAGAGGTGGCCGGGATATAGGTGATAAACAGATAATAAGTGCCAGCGCCAAACAACGTTGTATCGGCAGGATCTATCGTTGTCGTCGAGGTGGCCTTACCCTTTACAGATATCCTATTAGTCGTGTCGGCGTCTATTCGTAAAAAACCATCTAAAACAGATACTGCCGAAGCGTTATATAGATAAACCCCGAAGGCAAAATCGAGATCGGACAGTGCGTATGATGCGATCCTGAACGCGACCCTATAATATGTAGTGCCACTTGCCTGTGGCCCAAACTGCCATTTTGCCACTCTTGCCTCGTCAGCCGCATCGTTGCCCTCTGCAAACGCCGACTGCGCCCCCTCAAGTACAAGCGTGGTATAGTCGTCGTTCCACCCTGTAGGGGTGGCGTCTATTTGGGCATCGCTAATTTCGTCATTGAAATCTACATACAGGAGCCCGGTAAATGTTGGTGCAGCAGGCGCACTCGCAGTAAGCTCGGCAATCTCTGAAGGAGAAAACGCCCACGCCCAAGACGAGACAAAGCAGAGCAGTATAGAGATTGCAATGATGAATTTTCTCATATCAATCATGCGCCTCCGCTATGATCTTGCAGATTGCATTTCCGGTATTGCGGATAAAGCATCCATACGAGCCATGTAACATTTATCCACGTCATCGTTATAACACCCGCACCGCCGCCTACCGTCAAAACAATCCCGCGCTCATAACCTGATGCTGGTGGAGATGTGATTACAGGAGTATATGTGGCTGTGCTTGCCCCGTTGCTGAAATAATAGTGGTCGGCACTCGCACCGTCGATATTGATATTTCCTGTTCCTGTCGTGGTGGAGGTTGCCGAGGGATATGATGCCCCAGCGATGGTCTGTTTTAGTGCAAGCGCCTCATCCATTTGCTCGTATGTCGGAGCAATTTTCTGTTTATCGGTGGTCGGCGTGGTATCGCTGATAATCGGCCTGAGTGGAGTAGCTGTGCCTGTCCCTGACCCTGCTCCCGAGGCCGTGAACTCTACCCCGATTGTATTTGCAGATGCGCCAATTGCGGTGAAATCTGTGGTGCCTACCGCTGTGATTACGTAGACAACTCCGGTTTCAAACGTCCCGGCTGTCTGCTCTGATCCGGTTATGGTGAGGTCGGAGTAACTGGCAGCATTGAAGGCTATATTTTCCTTGTCGGCTTTATCTGCCAACAGAGCATTGATTTCAGTTTCAGTGTAGAAAACACCCTGTAGCTGCGTCTTATGGTCAGCCCACGTCTGCCAAATCTGAGCTGACCCGTTCCATCCATAAACTTGATCCGTATCGGTGAAGTCGGTAGCTGTTGCTGCGAACGGACAGGCCAGCAATGCAATAATTAATGGTGCGAATATTTTTTTCATTTTACCCTCATGCTGGATTGTAAGCTGGTGAGTCATCTGGATTGAACATTAAACTATCGTCTGGATTTACTGCTTGTTCGACGGAAGTAGTATATCTGCCGAGGTAGGTCTGTACTCTCACCGCCTGTGCTGACATATCACCAGTGTAAATAACAACCCCGCCTCTCGTTGGATGAAAGCCAATCCAGGCAAAATCTACATTGAGTAACGCGTACCATTCAGCACCTGACCGGACTATCGGAGCCATGCTATTAGCGGAGTCAAAGAAGACATCCCCTCCAAGGTCAGTGTCGGCTTGCAAGGTGACTGCATTGCTTGGAAAAGCCCACGTAGCATTAGGCAAATCAGCAATCGTCCCCGTTGTCAGGGTTATGCTTGATTCGCCGATAATACCAATCATATTATTTTTGATCAGCCAGGCCCCAGCCAGGCCGTCTCGAGGCAGCCCGCCATTGTTCAGATCAACCGCGTTGCCCCAGCCGTACAGCTCGGGAAACAGCTCTTCGATCGCTTGCACACTCAGGCGTTGCAGGTTTTTCTTCGGAGCGAGATCATCCATCACGCAGCTCCGCGCACGCGCATGGCAAAGGCGGCCATGTCCGCGCCGCCGGTGTTCTCGACCACGATTTTGACGGCAGGACAGAGCAGGCTGCTGTAGAGAAAGAAGGCCGGAGTGCCGGCAGTCACCGTGCCAACATCGGACACCGCGCCGGCTGTTACGCCGTCCGGCAAACGAACGAGCTTCACCGTGCAGTTTTTGTCGGCGCTGATGTCGATGCCGATCCTGCTGGCCATGATCGTGTTGATCACCGCGGACTCGCGCACCGGATCGGCCGCCGTGATTATCTCCTCGTCAACCAGCAGCAACGTGCTGCCGGTGCCGATATTTCCTGTCGGCACGCGTAGCTTATCTTCCATAAAACCTCCGTTAAGGGCGCATTAAAAAAAGAAACGGACCATCTCCAGCTCGTGAAGATAGCCCGTTCCGTCAACAAAATTCATCTGAACCAGTTCAGTACTTGCGCTGTGTCACCCAAGCAGCGATTCTATCATCCTGCTTGCTTCGGCAACACTGACCTGCCCAAGATAGCGTTGGGTTGTCGTCAGGTCAGCATGCCGCAAAATAACCTTGCTGACCATCTCCAGCGGGATGCCTGCCCTGGAGGCCTGGGTTGCCGCGTGCCGCCTTAAATCGTGCGGCCTGAGACTGACACCGACAGCTTGCCCATGTTCCTTGACCATCCTGAAAGCGGTGGAATACGAGATAGGGAAAATCCTCTCACCGGCAGCTATTCTTTTGACGCGAACATAGTCATCCAGGCGCCGCATCATCTTCTGAGGAACATAAACAAACTCTCCTTGCCGCCCTGATTTTGGCTGCTCAATAGAGATTGTGCTCACCTCGATATTCAAGTCTCGAGGCCGGATGCTTAGGACCTCACCCACCCTCATCGCAGCACGGCCCATCAGCTCGAGCATCAGGCGATCACGCCCGTTGGCACGATAGATGATCTCGTCTACAACCTCTTTGTCAAGCAGCTCGGGAGACACGCAGCGCGGCTTTTTATAAAGCTTCTTGATAATCCCTCTGCTGCACGGATTGGTAAAATCGAGGTCGAAGACATCTTTGACAAAATTGAAAAATGCTGAGAGATGACACACTCGGTTATTCTTCGTTGCCGATGACAGCCCGTCGGTCAAGATCTCCAGAAACGTAGAGAGATCGCTTTCGGTCACCGCGGTAATATCGATTCCAGAAAAGAGGTCCGCGAACTTTCCGAGCGTGTATGAAAACGCCCTGATCGTATTCGGCCTGGAATTTGCTTGGTGATAATCCATATAGGCTTTGACGCCTTGTTCCACAGTCATATTCATCCTGTTACCTCCTTCAGCCATGCATCCAACTCAGATAAGAATTGCTCCATTTTCAAAACTCTGACCTCCGTCCTCCTCCGGTGGAAAAAGGCGATGACGCTCGGTTTCTCTAAATTCGTTTTCAGTATGATATATTGATCAGCCAAGGCATTGCGGGCCTCGGCTATAGCCTCGATTGGAATGCTATCCATTAGGACCCTCATCAAAATAGCCGTAACTGTTTGTCTTCTCCAGGCTCTCTCCCCAGGATGGTCCACACCTGTCGCTCACTCAACCTGGCCCAGCGGGCGATGTCCTGGACCCGCTCGCCATTGTCGTACCTTTCGATGATGACCCGATTGCGGGCCTGCCGTTTCAGATCATCCAGGTTGCGGCAATACAGATGCGTGCCGCGAAATTCGGTAACGATCCGCAGCACGATCCGCACGCCATAGCCTGGAACCATCCCCTCGATTACCCGGGCGAGCTGCGCCAGATCTCCCGGCAGTTCGTCAATGTTGGGGACCAGGTCATCGGGGAGATGATCAAACTCAGCGGTATTCGACATCGACATCCTCTCTCGCTGCCCATTGTTTCAATGATTCGATCAGCCGGTTGAGCTGCCCGCTATCGCACCATTTCAAGTTATCGACGCCGATCTGGCGTTTGACGTAGGCCTGCAGGGCCAGGTCGCTCCGGTTGCGCACCACCCCGGCATCGGCCAGGGTAATCCACAGGGCCAGCACCTTGCGCCGCTGGCCGTCCGCATACACCGGGCTGGATTTTGACGGCTTTGCCGGTCGGCTTTTCGCCTGCCAACCCTTGGCCCGGAACTTGTTGAGCAGCACGGTGGCCTGCCGCTCATCGAGCTGCGCAGCCGACTCCACCTTGAAGTGCAGATAGAGCATGTCCCGGTACACTTCATCCGTGAGACCAAGTGCCTTCTTGGCGATATGGATCTTTGCCAATGCTGCTTTTGAGGGAGGCATTGTCACACTCCGATAAGCTCATTGATTTCCGCATCAGTGCAGCCATAGTCTTCACGCAGGGAATCGATGAGGCTTTCCACCTGAGATCGCAGTCTCTTGATCTCGGTTGCGTCCGCCTTCATCCTTCCCTGGTCGACATGGCCACCGCCGCCCAAGAGCAACCCGGGCGCGAACTCACAGAGGATATCAGCCAATATCTTCGGCGTATTCTTGGCGAGCTCCCTAACGGCCAAACACATGAAACACACCATTTTGCCATGGCTGGTTCTCAGTATTGATTCTCTCCCGCAGCACTCACATGCGGCTGCCGCCGTTCCTGGAATCGTATTTTTCATGATGATTTCCTTGCCAGCACGTACCGGCCATAGCGAACATCTTCACCGAAGCGGTTGACGGTCTTGACCAGGTGAGTTTCAATGTCATGTTTCTGGCGCAGATCATTGATCCTGGCAGCCAGCCGCAGGATGCCGTATTCCTGCAGGGCCTGAATGGGATCGATCGAGCCGAAGGTCTCCAGATGCCGCAGCACCTTTTTCTCTTGATTCATTACGCTATCCTCCTCAATTAATTCCGGGCCCACAATTTGCGGCCGCACCTGGTATGACAACCCCTGTCGCATCAAGCCATTCCGACAATCCGAACAGATTCCGGATTCACTAAAATCACCATGACCGCAGCCAGCGCAGATGCTCATCCTTGCATCCTATCTTTCTTCCAGACCGCCATTTCTTCGTCAGTGGGTTTATCGTCCCGCAGTCCCTGGATATAGGCATCGAGCGGACTCTGGATCGAGGCAATAGGATCGGGGCTGGCGGATCTGGTCACCCGGTTGGTTCTGGCTGATTGCTCTGCCTGGGAGTCCGCCTTGTCTGCCATGTCCCAGGCCACCTTGCTCAGGTATTTATGATTCTTCAGCGGCAGGATGAGAGAAATGCGGTTATCCACCATCTGCTCCATAGCCTGGGCCCAGATCCGCGGCGGGCAGTTGCGATCGACCTTGCCCTGGACATTGACATAGCCGCAGGCCGTGAGGCTGCGGATCTCCTCGCTGAGCCGCAGGGCCTTCTTCCAGGTAAGCCCGGTTTTGCCAGGCCTGAACAGCGATATATAACTGAGGACCGCTTTCGGCAGCGGAGCGGGCAGGGTGGCGATCACGGCCAAAGCCTCGCGGCACAGGCCATCATTCATCCAGGTGTCGGCACTGGCGATCGCGCCGCATGCAGGGCAAATCAACTTCATCAATGATTCCTCCAAGGGCACCACTGGCCATTTCGTTTACACCATTCACCCCGCGCCTTGCGGCACCATTCAACGGGGCAGGTGCTCCCGGTCGGATAGGCTATACAGTCGGGCAGCTCAATTGGTTTTTCGTTCTCTTTCTTGGCCTGCTTGTGTTCTTCTTGCATCGTTATTCCTCATTGGCTGGCATCATCAGGCCGGTGGAACCACCCACCGGCGACCCCGGACAGGCCGGGGTTTCGCCTTAATCACTCAGGAGTTTTTAAAAATTCTGCCGGGCAATCAGGATTCTTCGAGATGTTATCGAGCTGCCACTCATACATTGCATCGGCGTGTTCATTCGCATGATCGGCTAAGTCAAAGTCTCCGGATGCGTTCACCAATTCAGCCCACATGCGGACAACTGCAGGAACAAATCGATCACTTGCCCGAAGTAGGAATACAGGTTCGTCTTCGCCGATCTTTCCTTCAGGGTCTTGAATTCTGTTATAGTCTGCTCTTCCATGGATCATGATTCGCTCCTTGTTGTTGTTCCTGATAATTTGCAGAAGGCCCGCAGGCCATCGCTATCCTCTATGGTGCCGTTGTAATAACCGCACCGCTGCCACTCTTTGGTGCCTTCCATCTTGCAGGTGCAGGTCCCATCAATGGGACATTCAGCTACAATCTCGGTTGCCCGCCGAATGGCTTTACGCTGCGTCATGGCTGGTCTCTTTCATTTTGACAAAGGCTTTATCGCCAATCAGACGGCGGAGACCTTCTTCATTGCAATACTTATCGCAAACGTTTTTCTCGTGGACCCGATACTTGATGCTGTTCTCAAGGCCGATTACCTTGCAGCGTGGCTCAATGTGGAGCGGATTGCCATCGCAGCTCATAACCTGGAAGTTTCTCACGAAATGGTCGCAGCCGCCGCAATTCCTACTGGTTCCGCCCTTCTTGTATTTGAGTTGTTCTTTTATCTTCAGCATGCTCGCACCCCCGAAATATTCGATGAAGCAGATTTTCGTCGGCGAATACACCTTCGATCTCCATTGACTCGGCGATCGCTGCACCTCCGGTCCTTACCAGAACGAAGATCTGAACTGTTGCCGTCAACCCATCGACCGTTAATTTCAAACTCGACGTTGTCTCTTTTCATCGTCACACCCCCGAGATATCCAAAGGAATCTGCCGCCACTGATCAAGGCCGATCCGCTCATGCACACGCAGATAGACCCTGCTCTCCAGGACGTTCAGGCTGTCGTTGATCGCCTCCATGGCCTTCTTCCAGCGATCGTCATCGATGTTGAATTTACGCAGGCTCATGATCCGCTTGACGTTCACCTGGCCGGCACGGTCCACCTGGAAGGCGTCGTTGATCAGCATCTTCAGTTCAGGCCGGCTATCTCCTGACCATTCCTGCAGGCACTCATCGACCAGGGCCTTGGCCACCTGCAGGCGCTCGTCAAAAACATAGGTCTCTGACACTGCCCGGCTGACCTTGTAACGGCCGTCGAAACTGAGCAGGGTGATATTGCCCTTCAGACCGCCCAAATCTTTGTTGTATTCCTCCGCAGACAAATCACAGAAGCTCTGAATATCGGCGAAGGCGGCGGTCTTAAACGCACCCAAAACTTCGCTGACATCCCGAGCCGAGCTGACGATCTGCAGGACCAGGTCATTGCGCATCTTGTCGATCTCTTTGACCATCGTCTCCGGCACCAGACGGCCCTGCGGGTCCTGCATGTAGCCGGTCGGTATCGTGTTATCGGCCATTATCGACCTCCTGCTGGATGAGATCTGACTTGAGCTGCAGATACCGGGAAACCCGCTCGGCGTAGCTGGTGGCAGCCATGGCCAGCAGCTGCAGTTGGGTGTCGGACAATTCCGCCTGGCCGGAATCTTCCATCTCGGCTACTTGGCCATTCGACAGATTGAGGAATCCCAGAAGGCAATCGAGACAATCCGCCTTGTAGCCTTCCATGATCACCGCATTAATCTGTTCATCAAAAAGCCCAAGTCAGGCCGTCTGCCTGATCTGCCTGATCTTCTCTCCCAGGAGCTGCTGCTTGCCCTCCAGTGGCAGGGACGATCCAAGGGCGATCTGCTCAACATCAGCAATGTCGGACGCTATGGATTGCAGAAGGTCCCGTTGCCTATACATTTGTATAGTATTCATGGTCATCATCTCCTTATCTGAATGTGCATTTTCGGCAGGCCATATACAGCCTGATCGTTTGCGAATTGCCGGGCGTCCGGATGGTCTGGGCCCGCTGATAATTATCGATACATTTGGACGGCTCGATCTGGCCGAGAATCGGACAGGTCACCTTGCCGTCAGTCCCGTATATTGCCATCACTCGCTGCTCTATGCGGTCCGTGCTTGCCTGATATTTGCCGCGCAAAACCAGGGAAAGAGTGGTGGCGGAAATGTCGAGCTCGCGGATAACAGCCTGCGAGCCCTTCTGATCGACATGCTTTTGCAGTATTCCCAGCCAGTCAGTCATCGGTATTCTCCTTGATGTCCTGTTGGGCTACCAGCTCAAATAAATCAAGGACCGGTCTAATCGGACCGGAGTCCTTGATCAGCAGGTAAACCTTCAGCCTGCCATCCCTACCGGTCACCCTCAGATAGCCATTCTTTTCGAGAAGTTTGATGTATTTATCGACACTGTCTTCCCCGGCATCGGCCAGACGCTGGATCTCTTTTTTTGTGAATCGCCGCCTTGCCCGGATCAGCTGCCAGATCCGGTCGCAGACCGTGCGCCGTTTCGGCCTTCTCTTGGCGATCGCCGCCAGTGGCTTGGAGATAATCCTCCAGGTCGGGTTCCGCTGATCTGGACCGCCGACGCCGTAATGCTTCATCTGTGGGTTATCCTCAATTTCCTCCAGATATCCTTCCCGCACCAGCCGATCCATCACCCGCAGGACCGGTTTCCGTGGCCGTTCAGAGCCATCGATAGCCTGAGCGAGACTGATTTTTTTCCCTTTATATGTCCGCAAATATTGCACGACAGGTTCGAGTACAGTCATAATCTCACCCGGCAAGAAAGGATTTGAGATGACTGCCGGAAACCTGCTCCAGCTTATTGCGTTTGGCGAGCTGCTCCGCCCGGGCGAACCAGGTGGTAGTGGTCCGCAGCTTTCCCTGACCGTTCTGGGCGATGAAATGCAGGGCGCAATCAGACAACTGTGCCCCGCAGATCGCCTCGGCCAGGCCGCGGATCTCCTCGACATCGAACAACTCGAAACGGATGATCGAGGTAAAACGGTCATACAGATGCCGGAAACGCCGGAGGTTCTTTTCGGCATGCTCCATGCCCATCATGATGATCGGCGTATTGGTCATGTCGTTGATATCCCTCAGCACCTCGACGGCCCCGCCGCGCACCAGGTAATCAACCTCGTCAATGATGATCGGACGCGGCCGCTCGATGAGCTGCTCAACGATCTGGTTGAACAAATCGTCTGTCCGAAATGTTGCGGCAACGCCCAGCTCGGCCGTGATATTGGCCAGCAAAGAGCGCCGCGAGCTGATATCCTTGGCCCGTACATATGGCACGTCGTTGCGGTTGGCGTACCATTGCCCGACATCGGTCTTGCCGGTGCCGGGAGGGCCAAAGGCCAGCATGTTCCCGATCCGTCCTTTGATGGGTGTCTGCACCACCTCAACGCCGTGAACAAATCTCCTGACGTTTTTGGTTATTGCAAAAGTCTCTTTCGTCACGTACATTCCTCCTTGTGTTGATTTTTTGTTGAAGAGGCCCGGTGTTCTGCGCACCGGGCCTTTTTTAATTGGTTGTTAAAGTAAAATATTTCATCGCCACCAATTGGCCCGGTAGCGCATGGTGCGAGAGTGTTGCATGAAAATCAAACCGGCGATTGTCCATTTAAATCTCCAGTCATAGAAATCTCGACCATCTGCATGGCTGATCATTTCCTGCGTTCCTTTTGTTTCGAAGATTCCGTGGACATTTTGCAGATGGGCAACCACTTCATCGTACGGCATGGTTTTATCGCATGCCAAACAATGCCAGTTGTTGAATTCCTTGCTGTCTTCAGCCATGCTCATCTCCTTAAAATTCGAGATTGAGGGCGTAATGGCTGCGCATGGCTGCCTGAGCAGCTGCGATCTCATCACGGTTGACAGCGATCATCACCGTCGCAGCAAGAAGACAGGAAATGATAAACAAGCAAAACAGGCTAGAATTGTGGTGATTTTTCATCGCGTATTCCTCATTGTTTGGCATCGTCTTACAGTTCAACCAGCGAGCCGATAGCCACGCCGATCTTGTCTCTCAAATCGCCTTCCAGATCCCGGTACATACTGCCGGCATTGGTCTCATAGTATTCCGTCAGCCAGTCATGTTCCTGCTGAGTGAGCAGGCGTTTGCGGCCCTTGGTCTGAATGCGGATCTGGTCGTATGTCTCGGAGTCTGAGCGCAGCAGGACGATCTTTTCTTCCTTGTTCATCACCCGCTTTTCATTCTCCGTCACTTCTTCCTCGATAGCCTTCAACCGCTGGTCGAACTGCCGATCATCCTCGGCCAGTTCCGCCTGGGCCAGTACCGCCTTCGCTGCTTCATCCAGGGCAGGGGTGGTATATTCACAAGCGAGGCGGGGGAACTCCACGACCTTGCCAACCTGGTCCTTGCGCAGCTGCATATAATCCTCATAGGCCTCGCGCTGGCCCTCTGACTTGCTGATCTTGGTCAGCTTCTTGCGTTCCTCGCGCATGAATTTATCCTGGTGTTTCCGGGCGGCATTGGCGAATCCTGCCGGATCGATGCCCACCCATTCCGGATCGATCGCCGGGCAGAGGAATGTCCGCTCGTCATGATCGTTCACCAGATAGATAAAGGCGGTGCCGAGGTCTGCCGGATCAAGCAGGACAAACACCGTCTCGCCGACATGGCCGGCGAATTCCGCAGACTGGTAATATCTCCGGTCGACCTGCACGCCCTTCTTGCCGATGACGCGCTTTCCGCCATCCGTTGGCGCAGGCATCAACAGCATATCGAGTGCCCGCAGCTCGTTGATCCGACGGATCGGCTCCCGCCAGCCGCGCACCATATCGATCGGCTTCTTACCGTTCAGGCCGCCGTGCGCATCGTGCTGATAGACGAAGTTCGTCCATTCGGTGCAGAATTTCTGCAGCTCCGCGGATGTCATGTTGACCGCGATCGGCTCGCTGTCCTTGTTCATCACCCGCTCGGCAAAACTGCGGCGGGCTTCGATCGCCTTACGTTCGGCGACATTGTGGCCAATATAGTTCGGCATCAGCTCGACCAGACCGTGCAGGAAGGTTCTGAAGGTCCGCTCGATATGTGGTTTTTCCCAGCCCTGGAAAGGGGTGCACAGCTTCTGCTCGATCCGCAGACCATGCATAACCCGGACGACATGGTCGGACACATAGTCCTTGCCATTATCGGTCTTGATAACTTCCGGCACACCCCAGTCGATCAGGCATTGCCGGATCAGGGCGACGACGGATGTCGCCCTGGAGGTCTTGGAAACGAACAACCGCAGACGCCTGCTGTAGACATCGATCATGCCGATCAGGGAATGGCGGCCGTCAACCAGCATCAGATCCGCCGGCGTCGAATCCGCTTCCCAGAGTTGATTCAGTCGCTCGACATGGTCACTGGCCGAGCCGAAGGCGAACATCCGCTTATTCTTCCACTCGTCGGGGTTGGTATAGAACATCCACAGCTCGTTGTTCTCAGTGGTCCATCGCTGCCGGAAACGACCGACAACGCTGGTCGATGGCACGTCCATGCCGAATTTTCCCTGCAGAGCCCGGAGGATATTGTGTGAACTGGTCTGGGGATTACGGCACATGATCTTGATAACTTCGTCTTGCTGGGCATCGGTGAGCGCCGTGCTGCCGCGCTTCGGATTGTGATAGTTGAAGGCCAGCCCGGCGATCCCGAATTTGTAATAGGAATCGGCGATGCGCTTGATGGTTGAATAGCTCGTCCGTTCACCGACAATCCGTTTAATGTCGTCTGATATGGCGACCCTGCCGTCATTGTAGGCCTCGACAAAGGCCTGATCACCTGTCTTGCTTCGCAGGGCGTAGCGCTTGAGTTCGAAGCCTGCCGCTTTGACGAAGGCATCGCAGGTCTGCAGCAGGGAAAACCGTGCATGCGCTTCCAGTCGGCGATGCTCCGGCAGCCGCGCGAAGGTAGCCATGCCATCCTCCTTGGCGATCTGCTCGCGCTCACTCTCCACCGCCCGCTCCGTCAGCATCGTCCTGGCCGCTTCGGCGCCGGCCTGGGCGTCTTCCCCTGCCGGCGTCTCGGTTTCCGGAACTGCGTCAAAGGCCGCCAGGACAAGCCGGTAATTCTCCGGCATGCTGGTTGTGAAGTAATGTTTCTCGTTGCCGCCTGGGCCTTTCTTCCACATATATCTGGTGCCGTGGCGTTTGAGGGTACGCCGGACGGTTGTTTCATGTTGCCTGATAGCTATGCTGATCTCGGTTACGGTGGCGGTTCGAATCATGACGGCCTCTGCGTTCTCGGTTGATGCTACTCTTCAATTGCCTGCAGAATTTCCCGTAAGGCCGCGGCGAACTCTTTCTTCCCCACCTCCTGCCATTGGCTGTCGTAATTGCGCTGTACCAGCGTGAGAAGGGAATGAAAGACCACCTGCACCTCTTCCGGGATGACCTTTGCTGATCGCTCCCCGTACTTCCTGGTCTTTTTAATTAGATCACTGAGTTTTTTATTCTGATACGAACTGACACACCGCTGCACCAGCTCGGCGGTGATCTTGCATCCTGTTTCCTTGGCGATGTCGATCACCATCTGCCAGACCGCTATCTGCTGATCTTGGCTCAGGCTGGCCAATGGCCGGGCCTGAGCCTCATTTTCCGGCAGAATTTCAAAAACGATCACTTCGTCTTTGTCTCCCATGGGAGACATTTTGTCTCCAATTGGAGACAAATTCTCCACCACGTTATAACTGTCGATCAACCGATATGCCTGCGGCCGTCCGAGGTCCCATGCTTCCCGGCAATACTCCTCGAAGGTATCGTAATCAATCCGATACAACCGTTGATCGCGGATGACCGAAAGTGCATAACCGACCCGTTTAAACCCTCTGAGGTTCTGTTCAATCTCGGATTCAAGCTCGGTGAAAACCTTTTTCTCCCGTTCTGACAATGGATCGGGAATATCGTGGATGGCCAGATCGTTCATGCTTGTTCTTCCTCCATATCTTTAGGTAATTTGAGATAATTAACCGGACACCCATGATCGCGCAGCCAGGCCAAAACCTGCCTGTTGTCGCGGTCTCCCAGGAGGGTTTCCACCACCGGGGAATGATAGCGAAAGCCGAGGTCTTTCTGGATATCCAGCGGCCTCAGTCCCTGTATAACCATCCAGGCCCGCGCCTCTCGTCGGTCTATCCGCACTCGTTTCTTCCGTTTAGCTTTCATAGCTCTTCCTCAAGTTTCTTCATTTTATTCCTGGCCTTACGTGCATCATGATAGGCTTCTGCCCACATCAGCCGTTTTATTTTCGGCTCGTCTATCACCTGCGCGCCCAGGGCGCGCGCGAAGATCTGCAGCGGCTCGACGGTATTCCCAACCTCGCAGATCACTGTCAGGGCTGACAGAGGAGGGGTGTATTGCCCCTGGTCGACGTTGAGCCACTTTTCAAAGGTGGCCATGGTCAGCCGCCCGTTGCCGTTCCCCTTCATCAGTCTGACCCCAAACCTGTCAACCATCAGCATTTTCTTACTCATCTAAAGTACCTCTCTAATATCTGCTCTTTGGTATAGGTGACGTACTTGGCCCGGTCGCCCAGCCACTTCCCGTTGACTCGCACCCGGAACCTGGTGAGCCAGTATTCACTCCGCTTCTCGCTTTGTATCGATGGTTGACGATAAAACAGAGTGCTGCTGGGCTCCCACTTCAAAGCCCAAAAACGTGCGGGGAAAAGTTCTATTTTCAGGGTGCAAAAATCGCCTGCTTTTTTGCCTTCATTTTGAGGCAAACGCTTGATCCAAATTTCTGAAGACGGACGTCGCTCACTCATACAATTCCTTTTCACTATCCGACCAACATCCTGACCAATATCTGGTTTAAGTAAAAAACCGGATATTGACCCATTGCCCTATTCCTTGGTATTCTCATTTTGCGTGTCAATTGTCGCTCTGCCATAGTGCATATATAGCCCCATAAATAGTGCACGTCAAATTAATTATGGTGCAGGACGTTGATGTTTTGCACTTTGTTTGATGATATGCCCTTATAATATGACATATCAATTACTTATAGTTTAGAGTCGCATCATACTTAGTGCGCAGGACGTTGCGCAGGACCTTCAACAAAAGCTATACGGTGGGATATGAGTATAGGGGATAGGATTAAAGAGGTGCGCGGAAGCACAAGCGTTGGCGAATTTTGCAGTTTGTTTAATATCCACCGAAACACCCTTCCAAGATATGAAGCTGGAGGAACTGTCCCTGACGGTGAATTTCTTTCCTCTCTGTGCGAAAAGTACAATATAAACGCTAACTGGCTATTACTTGGCAAAGAACCAAAACACTTGAAAGAAGGGACAAATCCTTATTCTCCTCAGCCCTCAGACTTTGATCTTGTTCCAATGGTAGAACCAAAGCTATCCGCTGGAGGTGGCGCGTTTGTTGAGTCCGAAGGAGTCAGGGGATATTACGCTTTTAGGAAAGACTGGCTGCACAGGGTGACATCGAGCGCCAAGGACCTGGTGCTCATGCGCGTGATCGGCGAGTCCATGCACCCGACCATCCAGGAGCACGATACCGTCATGGTCGATACCGGCAGGCGGGAAATTTCAGAAGGGAAGGTCTACGCGATCCGCTACGATCAAACAATCATGATCAAGCGCCTGGTCTTCCGGCCAGGTGAAAAAATTCTTGTAATCTCAGACAACAGAACAGAATACGAACCATACGAAGCCGCCATGACCGACCTGCACATCATCGGCCAGGTCATCTTCTTCAGCCGCGTCCTGGTCCCGGAGTAAAAAAGAGAAAATAAAGACCAGAAAATAACCTTTTGGGGAGAAAACGAATGAGCAATGATGGCAAGAAAGATAAGTCTGGCGGGAATATCGAAAAACGTGATAGAATCAACGAAGGCCGCGATTTCAACAAATCTATCAATAGAGAAGATCGTACGATAATAACCCCTGTAAACGATACCGCCCCACCGCCAAGGAGGCCAAGGCCGTCAGATGGAGACAAAAAATAATCTCTTGACTGAGGATGAAAAGGATAGGGCTCATTGTCTTTTATTTGGGGTCCGTCGGTCTATCAGATATCACAACCGAAGGAGACAATTCTTCGATCGAGTAAGCAAGTGCACTGATGGGCTGACGGCAATAAGTGGTTCAGGAACTATCATTGCCGCACTATCCCAGAATTTCACTAGTTTATCTGTATACCTTGCAGGGATTACAGCTTTTTTCTCTGCCATTAATTTAGTGTTCGATACCAAAGGCAACTCTCGCCTTCATCACGATCTGGCCCGCCAGTTCATAATCATTGAAAAAGATCTGATTGATCCAAACCTCACGCCTGCTCAAATAATCAAAGCAGAATCGAACCGTCTTGAAATAGAAGGGGGAGAGCCGCCGGTATTGAGAGTCCTTGATCTTATTTGCCACAATGAACTTATCAGGGCCATGGGGTTCGAGCAAAATGAGCGCTTTGATATCAAGTTTTGGCGGGCGATGTTCGCACATCTTTTTGATGTGTTTCCGAGCTCGATAAAGAGAGTTTCAAATTGATTTGAGGTCGTGACCAGGTGTCAAACCTTGCGTGTAAGGTTTCAAACCTTGCGTTAAATTTAACCCGTTTGCGGCTTTTTTAAATTTTTGGATTCAAACCTGCATTTTCACGATCGCCCACCAAACCGCGTTCAAAATCTCCAACCATTCCACAACTTTTTAAAACTTTTTTTCAATTATCTCACTCACACTCTCTTTGTTTATAAGGGTTCATACCTTACACCCCCTCACAATTGTCCGGATAACGAAGGTGAG